AATTGCCTTCATATATAGAACAGAGTATTTTACAGATTTAACAGTAACACCTTCTTTTGGTATTTCTTTAACACCTTCAATGTTTCCATCTTTATCAACAATATCTTCAAGTGTACCAAATTCTGAATTAGCTCTAATTTCACCTGTGCTTGGTATTGATTCAGAAACCAAACCATTCATTCCAGCTTCTTCTAAATCTTGAGCAATAACACCTATCATTGGTATATCTAAACCTTCTGCAACCTGATCTTTTCTTTTGTAATTTACAATTTTAAGATTTTTTATATCTTCCCATTGAGAATTTGCATCTGTAATATCTTGTTTAATTCTTTTATCTGATAGTGAGCCATAACTGTTATTAGTGTTTTTAACATCACCATCATTTTCAATTCTAAATGTTTCTGTTTGTGTTCCACCAACATCACTATAAAGTCTCATATTTTGAAAGTTAGCTGTTGAATTTGCAAAATATCCTTTATAAGTATTAGTTGTGTTGCTTTTGACTTCTAGTTGCCCATTCGTAGCAGTGGTTGTGCCAATTAAAACTATTCCGTTACTTTTAATTCTCATCCTCTCATTTGCTGGATAGCTGCCACCAAAGTTGCCAGTGCCGACATTAAATGTCATAGTGCCATAACTAAACATATTCGTTTGGTTACTGTTGGAATCATATTGAAGACCACCATCTCCCGCACCTGTTGAGCTTAATATTAAAGTAGCTTTACCTGAATTGTTAATAGGTTCAACTCTTGCTATTGTGTCGGCATCTCCTTTGCAATGAAATTCACTACTAGGACTGGTCGTACCAACACCCACCCTATTATCTGAAGAGTCTACAAATAAAGTTCCGCTATCCCAGTTTAAATCTCCTGTACCACCTGTAAGAGCTGTAAGCGTACCAAGACTTGTAATATTAGGTTGAGCTGCTGTAGATAAAGTTCCTGCTAAAGTTCCGCCTGTAACAGTGCCAGTTGTAGTGATTGCAGAAGAACCCACATTAATACTTCCAAAACCAGATGTAATTGAACCGCCATTTAATGCACCAACACTTGTTATGTTTGTTTGTGCTGCTGTGGCTAGTGTACCTGTAATAGATGTGCTTGCTGATAAAGTTGTGAATGATCCTGCGGCTGCTGTAGTACCACCAATAACAGAGCTATCTATTACTGCTCCGTCTAGGTTTAATGCTACTGAAGTACCATTGGAGGCAAAGATTGCATCAAGTGCATCAAGGTCTGCGTTTAACTTTGTTCCCCAGGTATTAGTAGAACTTCCTACCTCTGGTTTAGTTAAGTTTAAATTAGTTGTATATGTATCTGCCATAATTATTCTCTTTTTAGTTTAGCAATTTCACTTCTTAGTGATTCTATTTGTTCTTGTTGTTCTTGTACTGCTTTAATTAATGGAGTGACAAGTTTACTGTAATCCATTTGGTAATATCCATCATCATTTTTGGTGACAGAATTAGGTACAATTTCTTCAACTTCTTGGGCTATTAAGCCTTCATCAGATTTATTATCTGTTTTCCAATTATAAGCTACTGGGTTGAGTTTGTTAATTACTTCTAACCCTTTTGCCTCACCTGTAACATCTTTTAATCTAGCGTCTGAAGAAGTGTTGTATGTGGTTGCTGAGGATGTAACAGAGATACTTCCAACTATTGAACTATCTTTTTGAATACTAACAAGACTTCCATCATTACCTAAACGATTCAGAACTTGAACAGTAGTTGCTGTTACTGTGTGAACAGCTCTACCATAATCAAGTAACTCATGTCCTGGTGTAGCTTCATTAGAAGAAGTCTTATTTACTAACAGGTTGCCAGATGCATCAATACGGATACGTTCTGAGCCAGTGTTAGAACCTGTCCAAAAACTTAACCCTGCGGCTGTTTGACTTTCTCTAACTCCAAATAATCCTGCGGCGGCTGTGTATTGGCTAGTTGGATACATTGATATCCCTGCCAAGTCGCCATTTGCGTTATTGCTATTGTTAATAGTAATACCAGAAGAAGTGCCGTTGTCTAAACTATTACCTGATTTTGCAATGCTTTGACTCACTCTAATTCTTCCACCTACTACAGATAATCTATCTGAGCTACTAATTGAACTCGTTCCAATTCCAACGTTGCCAGCCGAACTTATGCGCATGACCTCTTGTGGTGCTGTAGCTGTTGGTCTTGTATAAAAACTTAATGCACAAGCTGTATTACTAGCTGTACCATTTTCTTTAAAACCTTTTATGCCACCATAAAAAGCATAATCATCAGCAGAAGAATACTTACCATAAAATCCTATTTCTCCACCTACTCCTGCAGCCATAGCTGTTGAATCTGCAGCAACAAAAGCAGATGAAGCAAAGTTTGCAGTATGGTCAACAAAAGATTGTATTTTTCCAGATCCATAAGCAGATGATCTTCCAGCAAAAATATTTCCTGTTCCATCTTGGAAAGTAACAGATGCAGTTGTATCAAGAGAATCTAAGAATATTAAATCACCATCAGTATTAACACCTAGCTTCCAAGTTTCAGTACCAACACCTTGTTCAACTATAGATATACCTCTGTTATTTGAATCACATCTTACTTCTAATGGTGAAGACATTGAGCTTGTATTAATTCCAACACGTTGACTGCTGTCAATTCTCATGGCTTCAGTTGCAGTTGATGAACTAAGTGATGTCTTGAAAATGACATTGCCATCACTTGCTCCGCCACTTAGTAGAATCTGACCACCAACTTGAGCACCACCACCTGACAATTCAAGTGTGCCACTATTGGTAGCGGAACGAATCTTGCCAGTTGATGCAGTATAAATTATGCCACCGCCAAGCTCTAACTGTTTGCTTCCTGCAACTGTTAAAGCGAGATAACCAGCACCATTCAAAAACATCCCACTATCAGTATCAGCAGAAAATGAATAGGCTGGAGCTGAAGTAGACCCATTAGCAGTTTTTACTGTAGAACTAAACGTGCCTGTACCTGTTACGTCTATACCTGTGTTGGTTGTGGCTAGTTTGTTAGAACCATCATAATATAATTTAACAAAACTATTGTTGTCTGCAAAAATCATATATTCATCACCAGCAACATTCATAAGGGAGAATTCATCACCCTGTATAATCATGTCACCACCACCTGATTCTACAATACGGCTATGGTTTCCATCGTGATAAATCTGTAAATCTGAACCTGCTCCGAATACTGCTTTTTTATTATCAGCAAAGTTAATTTGGTTTGGGTTTAAATTGATCTGTGTACCAGAAGAACTAAAAATAGCATCAAGAGTATCTAAGTCAGCATTAAGAGAAATACCCCAAGTATCTTCCGCTGCACCTGGTTCTGGTTTGGTTAAATTTAAGTTTGTTGTAAGTGTATCTGCCATTAGGCCGCCTCTTGTTTGTCTAATTCAGTCCAAGTAGTTGAGGGGTTTGTTTGATCTGTCCACGTTGCACTAGCAACTATTTGATCTGTCCAATTATCCGATGGAACTACAATATCATTCCATTTTAGACCACCTTCTGCCTCAAATCCACTTAATTCATTAATAGTTGCAACACCTTTATAGGTTGCACTACCTTTAGCATCAACACCCGATACCGCTGCAATAACGGATGCGCCAAGGTGTTTAATAGAACCAGCTGCAACTAAACCAGAGGTAGCTTCTATGGTTGATGAACCTAAATCTATTTGTATTGCATTTGCAGTAAAGCCTGAAACAGCTTGTATGGTAACAAGTGCTTTATCAATTTGTGTACCAGTAGCAGTAAAGCCTGATACACCCTGGATAACAACAGTTGAGCTATGTACTTGTGTTCCAGTAGCACTACCACTAGTAGTTGCCTGAATAGTAGCTTCAGCTTGAAATGCTAGGTTATTATATTTTGACCTTGAATAATATCCCTTGTTGTAGCCAATAGTAGCCACGATTTTATGCCAATGTTATATCTAAATCACCAGCGTTAAATCTAAAAACATCTCCGCTACTAACAACTTTAGAATCTGCTAAGTTTGCATAAGCTAATAAGTTACCAGATGACGAGGCATCAAGAATACCTACTGCAACTACTGTTCCGTAATTTGCTGTCGCTGTTGGATATTCTATTGCAGATGGATTTGTTGCTGTGGTTGGGCTTGTGCCAGATACATTAAATGTAGATGTTTTTCTTACATATCCACCACCGCTAACTTCTGTACCGCCACCTGTGTCTGTTGGTGCTACTGTATATAAAGCAACATATAATGTTGATGGTGCTGAGTAAGCATTGCCACCAAAGACATGCTCTAAAACTTTGTCTTCTAAATAATCTGAAAATCCAGCCATTCTATTCTCCTTTATTAATTACCGTAGTAATAATTTTTCTTTTGTTTTTTTCCGTACGTTCTTCTTCTCATCATTAAAGAACCTTTACCAAATGCAGCTTTCTCTTGTTCAAGTCTCATTTCTTCTAATGCCTTCTCAAACTGTTGGGTAAACATTGGTATTCTTTCATCTTCCATTAAAAAGATAGAAGCGTGTTTTAATGCACCATATAAATAAACGTCTGGGTGCGAGACTGATACAAAGTTACTTGTATTGGTACCACTTAATGCAGATATTTTAGCATAGTAAGTTAGCTGTAGGGTATATTCTCCATCAGGAGTTGGTGCTAATTCGATGGAGTCATCAACCATTGCATAGTATACAGGTTGGCCTACAGAGTTATTGTTTGATTTTCTATAGACATCTAATGACTCTATAGATTGTTGGAATAAAGGACTGAAATCGTTTGATGTAATTTCTACATTAATTGCCTCTATCCAATCTGTTGGAACTGCTAAGTATTGTGAGTCAGCTGTAGCCGTTGCTCTTTTAATCATGTCTTTGGTTCTTAATCGTCTATTAAGTTCCGCTTCAACATTATCGATAAACGTATCTATATCAGACGTTAAATCTGATCTATTAAGATAATTTGCTATTGCTGTTTTTAATTCTGCATATGTCATACTTTACCTTGCCAAGTTCTAAATACTTTATTATCTGGGTTGTTGAGCCACTCTTTCCATTTTGCACGGTCTTGTGACCAACCTTCTCGTAATGCTTTTTGCCAAATTACCATAGGTACTTCAGCGATGTGTCGCATATCTTTTCCAG